CTATACCATGTTGATTGTAATGAGGTGGATTATTTACCATGTCTTTTATATTAGGTGTAAATGCATCTTCTGTATAATTGCCTTTGAACTCTTCTATAGCCATTAGACTTGCCCCCAATCAATAGTTATTACATTACCTTTCTTGGATATTATTTTTGGATTGCTCTTTACTTTATGTTCAAGTGCATCATGTTTATCCATCTCTTCATGTACTTGAGCTTCATGCTCTTGTTTATTTCTAGCATGAACTTTAGCTAAGAACTTTTTATCTTCAGTCATCATTGTAATACATGTTCTAAGTAAACTCATCATTTTAAGAACATTGTCTATAGCTTCGTCACCATGCTTGTTGTCTTCAGAATAAAATAATTTAATGTCTACATTGCCATCCCATTCACCATTTTTTTCTGTACATTTTACAATAAGGGCAAAATCATTTTCATTTATTACGTACATTATTTTTTTCCTTTAACCATTTAAGAGGTATAATCCTCGTTGCATATTTAAAATTGTTTTTATCACACCACATACCATAAGTTGTCTTGCTACCTTTATATAGTTTACTTCTTTCATTTGTAAAGACAAATCGAATATCTAATTCAGGATGTTGCTTTTGTACCTCAATATGTTTTCTACGATCTTCACTAGTAAACAGTCCTTTTGTTTCAATAATAATACCATTATCTAAAACAAAGTCAGGAGTGTATACTCTAAAACGTACATCTGTCCATTTGATCTTGAACTCTTCATAACGAACACAAGATTCATGTTCTTTAATAAACTCTGCTACTTTTTCTTCTAGACCACTACGATATTTACGTTTGTTATGTCTTCTTTTCATGCTAATGATATATATTCAACTATAGGTGGTTCTTTAGCTTGAGATACCTTTGATGGTAATTCCTGAATGTTATCCCAACAATCATACTTATATTTACAGAAGTGACACTCTCTAGGTAAGACCATGTTACCTGACTCTTTTCCTCTATATGTTTCAGGAACAGGCTCGTAACATCTTTCAAAAGGCTCATCATTATTTATATAAGCAACTGTTGATCTAACTTTTTTCATTACAGCATCTTTGTCCATAGTTTCTGCTGATACATACTTGAACTCGCCATTGCCTTTGTTGATTACCCACCAACCACCTACATCAGCACCTGTACCCTCTGAATAGATAGCTAACTGTGGTATGTAACCAAATGCATCATGCTCTGCTAGACTACCATAGTTTTCAAACTTATGCTTATATGACCAAGCTGATGCTGACTTAACGTCATCAACCTTGCCATTTAATATAAGATCGTATTCGCCTGTAATGTTTTCACCCTCTACGTCTAAGTCAATCTTGCCATTATCTTGAAACTCAACTTTCATGGCTCGTAAGATGCCTTTGAATATTGCTTCAACAACATCCCCTAGAAACATATTGATGACAAAGTTAGAGGGCAGATCTGATCCTTTACTAGGCTTGTTCTTCTCAAACCATAGTTGGCATTTAGGTCTGCCCAAGTTAGATGGTCTTAATCTAAATTCATCTCGTGTCTCTCCCGCGAACTGTCGGTGCAAGGCATCTCTTATATCATTAACAACAGTTTCGATAGTGTCAGAGTCCATCTTAGTTTTGTTATTAACAATATTTTTAAGATACTGTTGAGCCAACAGTTCAACAGGATGATTCATTAGGCTACCTCAATTTCAGGTAAATCATTGCCCATAATATTATCAATAATTTCTGCATCTTCCTGTGGCACAGAGTTACCTCTCTTTTCATCAAAGCTAGTTGTAACATAATTATTGTAATTAGTGATCCAATCCAAGAATGACTGAAGTGTTTCAGCATCTTGTTTATCAACATCAATTGATCCTGCATGTAATTTAGTAAGAACTGTATAGTACTTACCACCTGTTTGTAGCTCTTGTACTTCAGTTGTAAAATCAATAAGATGTTGTATAGGTAAATGCTTACGTTTAGCTAAAGATGCAAAAGGCTCACCTGATGTTTTAAAGCTAGTCCTATTATCTATTTCAAATATAACAGGAGTGTCTCCCTTATGATCAGTAACCTTTTTACCATGCTCATCAACAGGATTAGTAAGTTCAGCTAACCCAAATATAACACGCACACGTTTAATTGTACGTATAAGCTTTTGCATATCCTCACTTAATGCCTTGAAGTCCTTGATATATCCTGCGGGTTTACCACAGTTGTAACCACCATGTGTATCTTTAAGGTCTTGATTCAAAGAGTCAGCCATGATTGTTTTTACAAAGTAACCCGGATTATCTGCATCAGTACCCTGTACATACTTCTTGTACATGTATCTTTGCATGAATGGTCGCAATGTTAGTTTGCTACCATAAATAATTCTATCGTCAGGCATTTGTATGGAGTACGAACCACCTTTGACAACAACAGTTTCTGTTTCCTCGCCATCAATAGTTTTCATACCCATAATTGGTGCATGGATAATTTTTACTCTAGCTAGTGTAGATGTTTTAGTTTCAGATGAATCATCATCATCAGCTACACCCATTATCTTTGCCATTTCAGCATTGTATTTATTCATATTATCTTGTGTTACTATATTGGTAGTCATTATATCCTCACTTTCGACTTTTATAGAATCTATAGTTATACACTAAATTTCTCTCGTGTCAAGCCAATTTTTACCTATTTTTGCTTCTAATAGTAATGGCACATTAAAATCAATATTATAGTAGTGGTGGATGATGTCGTGCAGATTTTGATTTAGGTGTGCTACTGCCGCTATCACTTCATCCACCTCGTTAGGATGTACATCAACAACGATTGAATCGTGTACTGTGTTTACTAAACAACTCTGTAGATTTCCTAACAATTTCTCAAATTCCAATAATACTATCGGAACAATGCATCCTGTTGCAAAACCCTGTACAGGATAATTCTTAATCATTGTAAAAAAACTTACGCTACCATTTCTTCTCCTTTCAACTAATGGAAACTCGTATTGTCTACCTGATGGTATTGTCACTCTCTTTGTAGCAACTACCTCATCAGCTAACTTCTTATGCCAAGAAGCAATACCCTTATATTTTTCATTAAAATGCGTATAGTACTCTGCTTCTGCTTTTGTTCTTCCATACCCACTTGCCCCGTATAAGGGAGCAAATGTATGCATCTTAGCTACTTGCCTACTTGTAGGCTGTCCCGCATCAGATATAATCTTAGCAGTATAACTATGCACATCAAATCCTGTTCTCACTTCTTCTATAGCCACTTTGTCTTGTGATAAAAATGCCGCAACTCTAAACTCTAATTGAGCAAAGTCAGCTTCAAGTATTTGCCCATTCTTAAATCTTGATACAAACACTTTCTTAACAGGAAATGTGCCACCTCTAGGCATATTCTGCATGTTAGGATTACGTCCACTAAATCTTCCTGTAGATGTAATGTGTTGAGTGAGACCAACATGTAAGAACCCATCCTGTTTTGTAAAAGTTTGAATGCCTTGAACAAAAGATGACAAGTAGGAATCTAATGCAGACAATCTCTTCACATTAGATATAAACTTAGATTGTGGAATCAAGTTATGAGCTAGTGCTTGATTTTGTAAGACATCAAGATCACCTTTAGCAGTAGAAAAACCATTAGCACTCACCCACGATTTACTTGTAGGCTTAAATCTTAGTCCTGCAATAGTTTGAGATGGTATCAATAGGAATCCCTCACCTGAACACTTCTTACATATATTAGGTTTTTTAAATAATGTGCCATCTTTTTTAACTTTATGTATCTTTTTATTACCATTGCACTCATCACATTTAATAGCTTTAGTTTTATACATGGGCATAGTGTTCTGTTCGACACACCGATTGAAATCTCTTTTGTCTCTAACTTGTTGAAACAATTCATCGCCCCATATTTTTTTATCAATAACTTTTCGACTGTATATTACTTGCGATAGTTGTTCTGGACTATTAAGATTAATCGGTGTATCTCCCATTAATATATTAATTTGATTTGATAAATCAAGAGTTATGTCTGTTTTTTCTTTTTCAAATTCATGTCGTACTTTATCTAGCTCTATTTCATCAACTTTCATGCCATTCATGTACATGCGAGTAAGTGTCTTACATACCTTATTTTTTATTTCTAATACTTTATGTAGAGACTGATTTTCTTGATCTTGATATCTCTTAAATAATGCCCAATAAAGACAACGAGTGACTCGTATATCATCTTTCAAGTAACTAGTTAATTCAGCATGTGGTATATCTCTAGTTGTGAAACCTTTTTTAAAATACTCTTTCAATATATCTGACTTAGTATGTGCTAACTCATATCTCTCTGCACATTTCTCAAGCGATAAGCCTTTCTTCACTCCTCTACATAACACATACTCAGCTAACATTGTATCGTAAATGTCGCAATCAAATTCAAAC